CCGACGACATGCTGATCGACGAACTGATCGCGGCGGCTTCCGTTCTTACTGCTGCGGCGACTGCGTTGAAGTCGATTGATTACGACCCGACGCCTCCTGACGAACCGGATCTGCCGTGATTGTTGGGTTTTGAGGTTTAAACATGCGGGATAAATGACTTATGGGTTACGTCAACGACAACGATCCAAACGTCTCGTACTCCTCTCTTCCGGGAGATAGCGTACCGATCAACCCGAACCTTCCGCCGGGCTATGTCATGGCCGGGTTGGGTCAGACGCCTGCTGTACCGGGGTCTCTTACTAGCCCCCCCTACAGTTACTACGGTAACTCCACCACGATGGCGGGGCAGATAGGCAACGGGTTCCCCATGCAGGGGACAGGGTTTGCTTTCCCTTCTCTACCCAACAGCCTCTACTTCAACACCTTGATCGGTGGAGGAGGAGGCGGTGGCGGCGGCACTGATCATCGAACAGAGATAACGCTCGGAAACACCCAGTTTAATTTTCTGACGAGTTCTTCTAATGACAGTACAGATTCGGCAGGAGTAATTACTAGAACGTTTACTCTTGATTATGACGGGACTAACTCTGGTTCTAACTTTTTTCAGGCTGTAAATGCCTGTGTCACTACGGGAAGTTTCGTTGCGTTCAAGAACGTGACGGGTAACACCGGCACTGTCGTTGCCAGCAGCAGTACCGACGACCTCTTCTTGAAGGGGGATTGGACTTCAGCCGTCAATGACGGAAGTCAATACCTTAAGGCAGTCGCTCAAAACCTCAGCAGCGAGGACACCGTCACTTTCTCCTTCGAGCGGTTCCTGCCGGAGAAGATCACGGCGGATAGTGGGGGGACACTTGAGTCAGGCAAGAAGGGCGGCATCCTTAAGATCGAGGGCGGCAATGGCATCACGACAAAGGTGCAGGCTGCCGACCTTTCGTCTGAAGGAAGCAACAAAGACCTCAAGGTTGTTATTGACGCAGACAACACAAGTCTTGATCAAATTGAATTGGTGATTATTACCGCAGTTGGAGTCGCTCAAACTTTTACAGAAACAGGAGGCGGGAGCAGTATTACCAGTAATATCTATTCGGTAGCACAAGTAGATATACAATCTTCTTCTACCTACACCTCCGGTGCTACAGGGTCTTTGTACGACTTTAGTCGTAATAAAAATAACGAGCCTACTCAAGGAGCGGGGGCTACTTTTACTTTTCAACCTCTTGAAGTAGGAACTGTGCTTCCTGCTAAAAAGGTTGTTCTTAGTCCCACTAGCACTATTTGGGTTACGGGTGGTGTTCCTACTCTTAACTTCTCCTGCTCATGAGCCACAACGCTGCTGCTGCTTCTGCTTGTTGTTGCGTATGCGGGCCGCCTACATGCGATAGTTCTTGTCTTGATGTAAGCACTGACATTACAAGTACTATTTCTCACGTTATTTCGGGGGCAAAGAAAAGTTTCTTATGCGAAGTTGGAGAAATTGCTTTGGTTAGAAACCAGACCCTTGAACATAATTTCACAGGCTTGGGAAGGTCGTCAATTAGTTACATCATCGGGCAAACTTCAAACCCAAAAATCAGGGAGTATCAAACTCCTTCTGGGAATCCTTATTCTGAAAGAAGGTTCTTTGGGGGGGCAACTATAAGTGCCTCTGGTTCAGGGTCAGCGTCTGTTGAATACGAACTTGGGACTTGGCCTGTTAATCCTCAAACTAGCATTATTAATGGGGAAGGGTCATGGACTATAGATTGGGAGTTAATCGACACTAGTGCGTCTAATTATTTTGCAACAGGTTCATATCTGTTTAAACATGTAAAAGGCATAGAGGACGATTGCGACGGCGATCCTGTTTGCACAACTACCTTTACGCAAGGTGCGTTTGACGACTTGAAAGTTCAAGTGAAGCAAACTATTTCTGCTGCTTTTAAGGCTCAAACTTTTGTCCCAGATGAAGACGGAAAAGAATGGGTTGGTGAAACTCCAATAGAATCAACCTTTGATGAGGTGACAATCATTGAAGTCCCTTTCTGGATGATTTTTAGGCATGAAGAGGACTTGAAAGATTGCGAGCAAATACCGAACGGTAGTAGCGGCAGGGTTTTAAACAGCGCGTCTCTTCAACTAGCACAACTTGTTGATGCGGCTTATTCAAAAATTCAAAGCCAATGGCTTAACGGTATTGCGGGGGGGTCGTATCCGGATATTGGATTTGATTTTGATCCTCCGTTTAACACCGGCAGTCCCGTAGAAGAAGATAGTTGTGAGCCGTTTGATCAAGATTCTTCTGGGCAACAAGGGCTTCTAATTGGAAGATCTCAAGAAATTGGGGCTCGTTCTATCAATCAAACCTGTACTGAAAGTGGTCCTAAAGTACAAGAAAATACCTCATACAACCTTACTACAACTGTCCGCCATAATAATACTTATCCGATGGAGCCAGTCCCTTGTCCTTAAAGTGCTACCACATGAACGGCGGCTATTGCTCTTTGGGGCTATTTGAAGGAAAGCCTTCAAAGAAAGATTGCTTAGACTGTGACTCATACGACGGAATGAGCAGGGGCCTTGGCGATGATATTGCTAAAATAGTAAAAGCCACAAGGCTTGACGCTTATGGCACTGCTTTTAAAAGAGTGTTTAAGCGGGATTGCGGCTGTAAGAAGCGACAGAAGAAGTGGAACGAAATGTTTCCTCATGAAAGCGAAGACTGATGCCTGAGATTAACCGTAGATGGATCTTTCCCACGATCTCTGCCTCTGAAAACAAAGGCATTGATCGTATTGCATTGACTGGTGAAGGCACCGCTCATGAGGTTGTGGGCGTGGATGGCAGCCGTCGCTTTGGGTGCAGGCCGTCTTCAGGCTTTCGTCTGGCCCACACGATGGACATCGAGAAGGACTTTTCCAGTTCGGGGTCTCGGCCTTTCTCGTCTGCCGTTCCCCCCACTCAGGCCAAGACCTCAACCGTCACTGACTGCTACCCGGTCCATTTCCAGATTCGGGAGGGCGAGTTCGGCCACGGCTTCGTCTACCGGGTGAAGATCGCTGGGGGGACTAACTCTGCAATCTACATGGATTACGTCCCAACCACTACGGTTGATGCCGCAACTGGCTGGCGGACGGTCCTTATCAGCGACCACGCAGGAGGCAGCCATGTCTCCTCGGGCGACAAGATGGATGTCGTCTCGATGGGTCGATATGTCTTCACGTTTGTGAAGGGGCGTGCGACCCGCGTGTTCTATGTCGACTTCAAGGACTTGACTGATGACAGCACTGACAACCCCACATACCAGCACAAGGTTGTGAATGGTGGTCCCGGCAAGCGTCCTCTAGTAGATGGTGGAGCCCAATTGTCTCTTGGCTTCACTAGTACTGGAAACGCTCAAGGGCGTAATCATACTAATTTTCCTTATGCTGTTGGTTCTGCTTTGCAGGGAAAACTTAAAGAGTTTGGAGGTACAGATCCCGGAGGATCCACTCTTGATTTGCATCAGTTTAGTCCGGGCGACTACACATTTGCTTATTACCTGAACGACAGCATCACTGGGCGACGTTCTGCTATTACTGAGATTGTCAGTAAAGAAGAGGGTGGATCGGAAGTCACTAACAATGACTATATCGGATGGGTTTTAGAGATAGATCTTTCTTTGTACGATCAGATCTACATCTTTAGGTCTGTCAAAATGCAGTCTGTGGGGGGGACATACAGTGGTTCAATCCTCCATCTCGACACTATCTACGACATTGCAGATCTGACTGCTTTGACTACTGGGAATGCTGCATATGGTAATTCGGTGCCGGGAAATGCCCTTAGTTTGTATGAGGTCTATTACCAGTTGAGCGATATCGCTCTTGCGATGCAGGACGTATACCTTGACAAGACTGAGTGTGATGATGAGATGCCGTTTGCTGGTGCCGCTGTTGCTTTTGAGAACTCGCTGCTTGTGTCGGATCCTCTCAATGGGTCCAGCGGTATTAGGACCAGCCTTGATAGTCGTGAGCGAAACATCGGGGAGTTGCGGTGGTCGTCGCTGACTGAGCGTAGCCCTGAACTCTTTCCGATCAACAACAAGTACAGCCCGGACGTTTACCAGAATCGGATTACTCGTCTGTGCCGTGCGGGGGATTATGCGGTCGGGTTCTCTGCTGACCGGATCTACCACATCAGGCGTAACGGAATCTACTTGAAGATCGAGGAGATCCATTCAGGTTTTGGGCTAGCGTCAGAGAACGGCTTCGCCATGGCGGGTCCCATGGTCTACTTCGTTACGACGAAGGGCATCAAGGCGATCGCCAACAACGGGCAGTTGGATGATGTGAAGGCGTTGGACAATCTCATCATGGAGGATTGGTACGACAACATCTCCGACCTGAGACTTGCGTTTGATCCGTATGCTTCGTGCCTCTTTGTACATAACCCGTTCAAGGAACAGACGGTCTGCATGTGGTTCTCGACGGGCCGAGTCACTGAACTCCATGACACCTGCTTCGACGATATCCGTACTGGTATCTTCCCCAAGACCTATACACGGAACGCTTTTGACGACACGACACCTACCCCCACCTTGACAACAAGCATGGTGGAGCGCTCTTTCTTCCTTCAGAACCATCCGTCAACTACTGCGGATAACATCTTGGATGGTTGGAAGCCCCGCGTCTACGTCTTGGATGTGGACCGGGACAAGAAGCAGGTCAATAGCACGGATCTTTCTGTCGGGCAGAATGTGCTGAGGACGTTGGACTGCAAGGGCGACTCCGTTTTTACGGTCGCTTCGATTACAGACAACGCCACCAACAAGGAAATCAATCTTAAGAGCGGGACTACCGGAACCAAAAAGTTGGGTGGTGGGGGGACTGGAGCCAAGGATCTGGTGGGTGCTTACGCTTATGTGATGAGTGCCACTGACTCCACGATCGTGGGGAGAAAGTTTCAGATCTTCTCCGGTACAACGGGGACGGTGTCCACCGATGGATCTGGTGGGGGGAACGGAAAGATCAAGGTCAATGAGGGGCAGCCCAGCCCTGTGCCCCCCACTCTGGCTGCTGGAGATGTCATCTCGATTAGCCCGGTGCTGTTCCGGTATGTGGGGGGAGCCCTGCCCATGATCCGGACGGCAGACAATCAAGTCATCTCGTCCTTTGACCTCTTCCAGAATAAACAAGTGTCCTCGGTGGGTTGCCACTTCTCAGACGTATCTGGGGGTGTGACGGGCTACAAGTATTTCCGGGGCCTCGTATACAACGCAACCTCTGATTCTGCCTCAGTTTCTGCCTTTCCTCTAGATTTCTCTGGTACTATTATTGGGGATTCTATTAAGGAAGGAGAGTCTGACGATTACGCCGCTTTCACGGCTACCGGGCTTACTACCAAGGGACGCCACGGAATCCAAGACTCTGCCCTGAATCCGGGTATTGAAGTGTTCTGTCCTGATTTGGATTACAAGTTGATGGCGTTGATTTGTAGAGGCCGTACTACCGGGACCGATACGACCGAAAGGAATTCGTCATGAGTACATTTGGTGGATCATCGGGCGGCATGAATTTTGGAAACTTCGGCCCCGGCTCTGGTTACGCTCCTGATGGAGTATCGAATCAGCCGTTCGGCGAGTTCTACCAGATGCTTCAAAGCCAAGCCAATACTCCAAACCAGTTGCCGGAAGGGTATGCCTACAACCCTTTGACGGGCATGGCTCAGGAACAAGGCGTCGGGTTTTACGGCACCACTAACTCCATGCACTTTGATCCTCTCGGGACTCAAGGTCTTACGGGTACGCAGCAGGCTATGGGTGCCGCCATGGGCGACTTCAATAACGTCAATGCGGCTAATGATTTCAACTACGGCAATAGGGTTGATGCGAACAATCAGTTTCTTCAAGGCATGCTTGGCGGGGCTCAAGACATCCGAGATGCAGGACAGACTGCACAAGGACAGATGTTTGACTTTGCCAAGGGACTTCAGCAGCAGGGAGACAACTTCTTTGCTGGTCAAGAGGCTCGGGTAGACGAGGCTATCGAAGGCTTCCAAGGCCTTCATGCTCAACAAGCGTCTGCTGTAAACAGGGGTCTTGCACAGCAGAACAAGTCAAGACGACAGGAAATGGAAGGCCAAGCAAAGTTGGGAGATCCACAGGCTCTTGGCGCAATTAGTGAGTTTGAAATGCAAGAGGAATCAAAGCAGGCTCAAACGATGACTTCTCTTGCAACTCAGTTTAATCAGGGTCTCTCCTCCATGCGTATGCAGGGGATTGGAGCCTTGGGTCAAGCCGGTGCAACTCAGCAAGGTTACAACCAGATGGCTTCAAACATGAACCAGATGGGGGTGAGCATTGCTAACTCTGCCGAGGCTCAAGCAGCAAACTTTGAAGCACAGGGTTTGGGGCAGTACGCTCAGATGGTTGCAAGCAATCCGTATAACCCAGTTGCTTTCCTTCCTACGTTGATGTCATTCTTTCAGTATTCCGAGACTCCGGGAGCCAACGAATTTGGTGGCTTTGATCCTGCGATTCTTGGAATGCAAACTTGAATTGCTTGAGGTAAGTCATGTCTAGAGGCGCTCCCCCCACTCAACCTATTTCTGCCGTTACTCAGGGAACTACTCAGAGTATTGCTTCTGCTGGTCAGATGGGTCAGCAACGGCAGGCCACTAATAATGCTGCAATGGCTGCTCGAAATGCCGAGGCTCTTAAGCGTCAGCAGATTGATAGTCAGGAGTTTCTTACTCAAGAGACTCTCAACAACCGCATGAACATGGGGCTTCTTCAGAGTGCGAACTACGCACGGAAGAACGCTACTGACATGCAGATGCAGCAGAACGTATTGGCTGATAGGCAGAGTCAGCGTTCTGAGCAAGCAAGACAGTTCAATGAATCTAAGCAAATGAAAGAGAAGGTTCATCTGGACACCATGAACATGGCTAAAGCCAACCAGATGCTAAAGTTGGATCTGGCTCTTGCCGATGACTACGAAGATCCTGATTCACTTGCTCGCCTTCAAGAGGCTGAGGACGGGTTGATTGAACGTACTCTTCAGATGGAAGCAGCAAAGAAGATTCAGCAGGGTCAAGAAGTAGACATGAACAAGTTGCGGACTCAGGTGGCACGCCAGATCCGCGACATGGAGAAAGCACAAAAGCCTCTTATTGATCGTGCGATGGATGTTGTCAGCGACGATGTAGTCTTGCCGATGGCAACCATGACGTACTTCGGCGAAAGAAGTGCTTTGTCTAAAATGAATCGGTTTGCGTCCGATGTTTTGGAAACAGGTGCAGAAGTAACCACTATGGGTTTCATTGACACGGCTGGTTATCTAGACGAAGCCAAACTCGAAGTTCTTCTAGACCCTGACCAACTTCGAAGTCATCAAGCAATTTATTATTCGCAGTCGATTGGCAAGGCTTTGGCTGCTGCTTTCCCAGAATCAGACAGTCGTTATCTGACTTCTTCGATTAATACTGTTCTTTCTAATGCAACCATAAACAACTCTGAAGAAACCGCTCAAAGACTCCAAGAGGTTTTTCGGCAGAACAACATTGATGCGGGAGTTGCAGGCGAAATTATTAGTCGAATGCAGGAAAGCATTAACGCTCAACGACAGACTTTTCGAAGCAGTGGTGTTACTGCGAACATGGGTCGTAACGACATTACAGAAGATAATGTCTTGGACCTTGCCAACCTCAAATTGATTTCTAGTTCTGCTCTCCGTGCAGCATTTAGCCATCTGCCTTCAATGAAGGCATATCAGGCTTGGGCTGGCGGAGTCATGGGATCTAGGGATGAAGTCGAAGAGACTCTTCGCCAGATGACCGAAGAGGGAGTAGGCGTTGATGATATCAGTAGACTTGTGGACATGATTGAAGGCCTTGAAACAGGTGCTGAGAATCTTGGTGATATGGAACAGGACTTTGCACTGGATGAAGGCCGGGTCCAACGGCAAGCCGATAACATCCGTTTCGATACAGGTAGAGCCCGAGCAGGATTGAGGGGTCGAGCCCGCGATAACTTTGCTCAGGCCCTTGAGGATCTAGTGGGGGGAGAACCGGAATGAACAGAGACTGGAAAAACATTTCAAAGAAGGTGATGGAGTCAGAAGGAAACATCCTCGTCTCTAACCCTGATTATCCTCTAGAAGAACTCCCGAACGAAGCCGTTATTCATCGGTACGACGACAAGACTTTGAACGTCAAAGAAGACCTTTCAGCAAAAGACATTCGATCTTTCTTTTGGGAGAATCGAAAAGAACGTCAGTTGACTCGGGACAGAGCAGTCGTTTGGCGAGACAATGAACGTGTCGGCTTTGGCGTAGTGACTACTGAGAGAGCATTGGAAAGGCTTCGATAATGGCAAAATCTGATATTTATCTTGAAAGCGTTGCCAGTCTATTCTTTGATGGCTCTGATAAACTTTTTGAGAAGTCGTTCAGTAAAAGAGAGTTCATTGATGAATTCTTGAGGCCAATATTTAATACTGGCTCACCTACCATTGAAACGACAAGAGCGCAGGGACTTCTAGATAGTGTCGACCCGGATATCATTCCTGAATTCCGTAGATCTATTGTTGCGGCGGCTAAGAATCGGTCTGCCGGGGCACCTGCCGCCTCTGGTTTTAACCAGATGTTGGACGCCTATGAAGCAATTGATGCAAGTGGTAAATTTGATTCAATCACAGACGCCCTTGATGATGAGATTCTAAGCAGTCCTACTATCAAGCCAGAGCCTAAGCCGCGAAAGCCTCCTCGGAAAAGAGGAACTACTTATCGCCGTAGCAAAGTAGACTTCACACCTTTTGGTGGCTCAGGCGATTTCTCTGTTACTGATGATTTCTTGGATGACTTTCAGAGGAGAAGTGCTAGATCTATTAGCACTGACCCAACACTTAATCCTCGTCGCGGACGCAGCGGTGCGGATCTTCCCGGTGGTTTTCGTACTGGCCCCAATCTGGGTGTTGGGGCAAGCGATCTAGATAAGCAGGTCTTTGATCTGGTTGATGAACTAGACCCTGCTGCTACTCCACTTGCAAGAACTAGAGCAGAACGCAAAGCAGCGGCAGCAGCCAAATCTGGTGTGGTTCAAGGCCCTGCTCCTGACATGGGTCCGAAGCCTCTGGGTAAGAGGATGCCCGCGAAGTTGTCGAAGTTTGCCAAGGTAGCAGGACCTATCGGTGCTGCTTTGATGCTGTATGACATCTTGTCTACTTATGGTGACGTGAGTACTAGCGGAGCCCGACAAAATAAGAAGATGCTGGAGAATTCAGGAGCCCCTATGGAGGAACTCTTCACTGCTTCTGACAGGAACGAACTAAGAGAATCTAGTGCTTTGAGAAATATTGCGGAAGCAGGTAAGATTAGCCCTACAAGACCAAGCATTGAACTTCAAGGTATTCTTGGGGCTCAAGAAGGAATGCTTTCTGATCTACGACAGAAGGTCAAGCCGACAATGACTGAGGCTTATGCAAGGGCGGGTCTACTGTGACGAGTCTAAGCACGAGAATGCTGAGGAATCTTCTTGGTGTTATGGGTACGTCCCGAACACCGGGTCGTCGTCAGTTTGCATCTGATCCTGAGAAGGCTGCTACTCTTGGCGAATTTGTAGACAACCCGCTGGCAGCACTCGGCATTGTCATCCCGTCCGCAACCGCAGTGGGGGGAATGATTGGAGCCCCCATTGCAAGAGGGCTCACGGACACTCTTACGGGAAGACAGGCAAACAAAGATCTAAGCATTCTCGAAAGCGGGATGGTCGATTATAAAGAAGATCTTCTTTATAAACTCCAGAAAGCAAGAGAGAAAGAAGAGGTAGAACGGAATATGATGGCCGTTCAGAAATCCTCCCCCCACTTGTATAATCAAGTCATGGCAGGTCGTCGCTTGCCACAAGGTTCCGTAGTTCTTGGCGGTCAACCCCGTCAGGATCTCATGGAAGAACTCGCTACTCACATGGGATCGCTCCCCGATCCTGATCCCGTTTTCAAGTAAGGAATTGAATCATGGCAGGCACTCCCGCTCTTATCAACACGAACACCGACAGCAGTTTTCCTGATGTGTTTCAGTATGTCTCTGTCACTATTAACAGTGATGGCGAAGATCTCACGCAGGTCAAGTCTTCCTACATTATGTATTGCGAAGTTGACACTGTTGTCGATGCTGCGTACTTGACTTTTACTGATGCTGATGGTTCCGACGATGCGACTTTTCGTCTTGATAGCCTTGCTGCTGGTACGGCTCCTGTCACTGGTGGTACTGCGATCACTAACGCTCCTACTACTGGTGCTGTTGCTGCCAGCACAGTGACGTTTACTATTGACGAAACTGCCAACATTGTCCCCGCAGGAAACCGCATTGGCCTCAAGATTACGGGCACCAGTACTGCTGAAGGTATTAATGTGACTCTTCGTATCCGTACCCGAATTGCCTGATGGCTGATACCTTCGACGATGAAGGTCTGGTCGAGGGCAACTTCGATCAGATCCGGATCTACGATGCCCCCGTCGTTGCCATGACTCAGATCATGGACGGCGAGGCGTCGTGGCGTTCGTTCCGGGACACCTTCTTGGACCCGGCTTCGTTGTCGCCGTCAGAGCGAGACTCAATCACCGGGCGTATGAAGAAGGCTTTGGGGGATAACCCTCTGGGCAACGCCTTGGTGGATGTGGCGACTAACCCCTTCGTCCTCTTGATGTTTGCTACTAGCCCTGCGGCGGGGTCAGCAATCAAGAGTGGGGGGAGAGTCTTTACGGGTCTTGCCAAGGAAGTGGGGGGAAGAGGGTCAGAGTACATGGAGTATGTCGTAGGGAACTTTAGCCCCCTACGAATGACGCACCTGTTGAATGCTCATCAGTTGGGTGCAGGTACGCCACTTACTTCTGTGTTGCATGAAGTGACATCTCGTCTTGATGACCTTGCGTCTCAGGATTCACTTCAGATCAGGCAGGCTACGGTAGAGGCCCTCGAAAAAATCTCTGCCAAGTTCGGGGCCAAGGTTAACAGTCTGGATCCCTCCAAGGCGCCAGCAGTCTCGGCAAATGTGAATGGTGAAATGATGTCCGCCAAGGAATACCTGAAGCGGTTCAACACTTACGCCTACGCTCACATGTCGGGCATGACCAAGAATGTCAAGAGAACTCATTCGACTATTGCTCCTACGACCATCCTTGAAATGGATGTGGGGGGAAAGATTCAGCAGGTACCGCTGCATTCAAAGCAGGCAACAAAGGTTCAAGACCTGTTGTCTGCACGAGCAGGGCAAATTGCTGACAAGAACAAAGAAGGATTCACTCGGATCAATGACAAGATCCGAGAGTACCTTTTTAGATCTGACTTTAAAATTCCTAAGAACGCGAAGTTCATGGGAGTTCGTTCCTCTGAAACTTCAAGAGGGTTTGTGAAGTTGGGGAAGGACGACAAGGCGGTTAACGTCATGACTCGTGAGAGAGACGTTGCTGCTTTGGATCCCGGAGGCAAGACAACGCAGTGGCTTGAGCGAGAAGGCTTTATGCCCATGCTCACTCAGAGCCGCTCCATGATGAAGGCAAGATATGCCGAGATGTTCCTCAAGGGGGGACAAGATGCTCTGGCTAGCGGCAAGTTTGAGTACGACGAAAACAAACTGATGCGTATCTTCAGTGCGTTGAGCGACTCTGCTAAGACCAACAACTACCAAGCATCGGAGTTTCTTGTCCGCGAGATGTTTGGGGGCGTCGATGACGTTCTCCGCACTAAACTCATCAAGGGCTTTGAAGACAAGACGATTAACTTCAAAGACTTCAAGAAGATGCTTGTTGATGTCAGAAGTAAGGACGACATTGACAACTTCATGTCTCGCAACGTCTGGTCGTTCATCTACAAAGACGGAAAGAAAATCCGCGTAGATGCAAGCAATCTTTCAAGGTCTCAAAGGAACTCTTCTATCTCCGGCAGGACCATGGAGCGTCAACTCCAAGATCCGCTAACGGATATAGAAGACCTTGAGAGAATCAAGGCTTTGTACAACGATGGCAGGGGGACGCCCGGTACTCTTCTGGATCGTATTCAAAAGTCAAAGTCTATTCAGCAAGGCCGACTTGCTGTAGGTGCAGAGAGCAACCGCATTCAGGTAATGAACTTTGATTACTTGAACTCCTTCAACAAGTATTTGAGGAGTACTCGTAACGATCTTGCAATGTTCATTGACCCACTTGGCCCTGCAAGCAAACAGGCAATCAAAGACTTTAAGTTCTTTGAGTCTCCTTTGGTTTCTCCCGGAGTAGGAAGGCTCAAAGCATACAAGTACGGAGCAGGTAGTGCTTCTCGGTATTCTGCTGTAGAAGAGATTGCCAAAGCCATCAAGAACAGCGAGACCAGCGGGGGGGACCACGCCTACAAGTACATTACTGAAACGCTTATGGAGCGTATTCAGGGTAACGTCCCGATGAAGGATTACTTGAGTGAGTGGTCTTCCACTGCGGCCAAACGATTTGCAGGATGGCTTGGCAACTCCAAGTTTATGAACGAGGTGGCAAAGGGAGGACCTGCTCCCAACCGATTCATTCAAGGATTGAAGGAGTTTGCGGAAGAGCCGTTGACGGAATCTTCCGCTAGTAGGACCGGGCGAAATCTTACAACTCTTTTGTACACGTCTCACCTTGGATTTAATCTGGGCTCTGCGGCATTGAACTTGTTTCAGCCTTTGATGTTTGCTAATGCTTCGATGGGAGCAAAGGCAATGATCAAGGGGTATGGAGAAGGTCTTTCTCAGTACTTCAACTACGTTCAGAAGAGAATGGCTCTTCCCGGTGGAATCGCTGCTGACCCATTGAAGGTAGACGAACTTCGTAAGAAGGTCTTCCGTCTCTCTAACATTGAGATGCCTGACGGCAGCGTGTCTGACCTTCTTGACATCCGTAAGAACGCATTTGAACTTCTTGATTCAGAAGCGTTTGCAGGTGCTGCTGCGACAGGTAAGCCGGGCCTCAAGTTCTGGGCTTCTGAGTTGCCTCTTAAGATCTTTACTAACTCTGAGATCTTTAACCGCGTGGTGACGGGTGAAGCGATGCTTGCTGCTTCTCGTAATGCGGGTCAGATCAAGGGTGTAGCCAAAGGTAAGATTGCAAACGTGTTCTCTGGTGGGGGGTCATCAGGCTCCATCCGAGCCTCCGACAACATCCGCCAGATGGTTCAGAACACGCAGTTTGGTTCTGACCTTGTGAATAGTCCTGCTTTGATGCAGTCGACTGGCTTTGGTTTGCCTTGGGTCCGCCAGTTCTTCTCGTTCCCTATTAGAACTTTGACAGCATGGACAGATACTTCCTCCATGATCAATCAGGGTCGAAGAACGTGGGGCGTCTTGGGGTTTGAAACCCAAGGTCGTTACACCGCAATGATGCACGACTTCGTAAGGATGATGGGTGCAAGTGCCGTCATGTACGAAGCGGGCAAGAACGCACTAGGCGTTGATCTGAGCAGGGGTCTTTCCGGTCAGACGTTGTACGAGTCCACGATTGTTGGTCCTATGGTATTGGAAGGTAAGGATCGCATTGCGTACCACCTCCCAATTCCTCCTGCCGGTGACATCTTGATGGATGCGGCAGAGGCTTTGACTCAGGATGATGTGAGCATTCTTGGCACGATGCTCCCTCGGTTTGTTCCGGGTGGCATTGGTATTTCTCGACTACTCAACGTGGCTCCCCGGATTACAAACCCGTCAGGGTATTTGGGTGGACTCCAAAGAGAGTCGGCGGATTGGTCCAAGATGAATGCCCAAGGACAGATTCCAATCTACCGGGCAGACGGAAGTCTTCTTGAGTATCGAAGCGGAATCAAAAGCGTCCTTGGCAGTCTTGGCTTTAACTCCTATATGTTTAAGAACGACAAGGAGTTGAACCGATTCTTGGTCAAGAACAGGCAGGCAGTTGTAGACGAGCGTCGTAAGTATCTTGATGCGATGCTTGGCAATGACATGGCTAAGGCTGCAAAGGTGAAACAAAACTTCGAGAAGAGGTTCAAGTTCCCTCTGTCTGTATCAAAGATGCAGGTAGATAAAGCGATTGAACTAAGGGAAGTCCCTCTTAAGGAACGCATGTATAAGAGAATGACTCCTGACATGCGACCGCAGGTACGTCCCTACCTTGAAGAACGACTTGAGACTTTGAAGTCTCGTACACCGGAAGAATTGGATCTTAGTACTGCGAAGAAGGCTCGCTTGTTGCCTTCTACGTTTGAGTCTTTTGATCCGTATTCTGCTGTTACGGAATAAAAGACTGGGAAGCCCTACGGCTTCTTACCCTCCACCAAGTTTTGCTAGATGAAAGGAGTAACGCTAGCACGTTCTGGAAGTGGGGGGTAGTGAAGAGAAGCCGCACTCATTGGTTACAGGCTATGACCCGAGGCTTTAATTAAAGCACCCCCACCCCCCGCGGTCGCAAAGGGGTGAGGGGCTAGGAGGGTCAGGAACCAGCGGCGGCAAGTGCCAACTTGAATGCCTTGCTGGTATTGTCGGCTGCAACGCCCATCACCTTGTTGACGGACTGAGTATCGCCACCCTTGCGGACACGGTTCTGGAGCCAGCGACTGGTGGCGTTGAATGCGTTCCAGTAGGTGGCACCGGCAACGTCATGCTCCATGTCGAAGGTCATCGACATGTCGTAGATGTTGCTGAATGCGTTGTCGTACCGACGATCTGATTCGTCCGCGTTACTACGCTCAGCATTGGTCATCTTGACGATGGGGTCAACGACCTTGGCATACATGTCGAGGAAGAAGGACTGGACCTGCTCCCCGGTCATGGTGCGATCACGGAGATGCTGGCAGGCATTAACGAAGTCTTCCTTGCCGACCAGTGCCTTACGCATGGCGATCTTCGCTGCGGGCAGTCGGCTGCGGAGTTTGGAAGTGTGTCGATACGAGAACACCTTACCACTGCCTGACATGGCCCACGACAGGGTGTTGTTGCAGACGACACGGACGGAGGTCGTCATCCCGGTGAAGGACAGGCTGCCGTCGTGTGCGTTGGCGACGAGGATGTAAGGCGTCACCGGGTCGTCCTTCGGTCCGACGTTGAAGGAGTCGGTCTTGAGGAGGAACCAGACCTTGCGTCCCCCCAGCAGGCTGCCCGCTGACTCTACCTTGACCACAGAGTCCATCGACAGTTCCTCGCAGAAGGTTGCGAGTTCCGTGTTCTGGATGGGACTGAAGTTCTCAGACACGCAACCCAGCACTTCGCTGGTATCGCTGCGGACATTGAGAACCCACTTGTCAGTGTGGAAGGTGTCGCCGTTGGAGGTTCCGCCCCGAACGCCCATGGTCTGGTTGACGTTCCAGTCCATGCTTGCGAGTTCCAGGGCTTCTTCGGTGGTGGGTGCATCTTCGACGACGGTGCCAAGGCCGTGCCATGCCATCTCCTTGTGGAGAACGATGTTGTCGGTACTGGTGATTTCGTGCATTTTCAATACTCCGCGATTTGGGTGTGAATGGTGACTTGCACAACGACTTCGGCGTCGATGATGTCGCTACCAAGGTTAATGTGCTTGGGCAGTTCTCGCTCAATGGCTTCGTTGATTGTGTCTTTGATAATGTCCTGTGCTTGAGGCGGGAGATGCTCCCAATGAAAAACCCGACTAGTCATAGCCGGGCCGGTGTGAACGTCCTCGCATGTAAGGTTTTCGGTATGCGTCACTTAAGGTATCCCTCTTCCTTGAGGAATCGCTTCAGGGCAACGCGACATGCGACCGAACGAGATCCCATGTCATAGTCGTTCTGAAAGGAATTGATTGCCTTAACGGTTTCTGAGTCACAAGAGATGGTAAAGACATGCTTCTTGCCAATCTTGGGAGGCATGGTCTTTGTCGCCTTGGTGTACACAGGGGTGTTGTAAGTGACGGTAAAACGCTTGTTTCTCTTAACGGACTTCTTAGCGGGCATTTTCTGCTCCTAGTGGTAGCCAGACTTCGTAGTTGTCTGGCGAGGTAAAACGAACGCCACCGGGGATACGTCCCGGTAGTAGCGTTGCATGTTGTGGGGGGGAAAGAAGAGGTCGCAACTCTTCCTTGTGATCTGCTGTTACATAGAAATCTATAAACTTTAGAGAGCCCCGAACCTGACGAAACGTCATCACGAGTGGACGGTGTAGACGTTCGGCAGGTCCGGGGCTTTCTCCAACGCGAGCGATCAGCCAATCGCCCAGCACCGAGAGGGAGCCAGTCTGCCTCCAGAACCCACGAGGTGTGAGGTTCTGCCGGTCCAATGGCGGCAGCGGCAGGGCTTCTAGGTCTTGCGTGATGCGTATTCTGACTGGTGCATCAAGCCCTTCCCGTTCTCGGGCACGGGAGACAGTAGCCCATACCGGCAATTCAGTCAACTTCATCTCCATAGAATAGCCTCACGCCCCTCATAAAGAAGGACGTGAAGCCGGAGGAGAAAGAGATCTAGGGGAAGGCATGGGGTCCGTGGCAACGGTATCCCCATGCCGGAAGTGGGGGGACTAGTTTGGAGACTGCATTATCCCATGTCCCGAGAGATAGTGCAAGTTAAAAGCCCCGACGCCCCACCTGCTCTGAGTAGATGCGTTGGAAGCGTCGGGACCTAAAGAGAGGATTACTAGCCGGGGTCCCCAAGGATGCCTGAGACTGACCGGCCCGGATTGGCACCTATCCTTTGAGCGGGGGACTCAGGACTCTTCAAGGCGGGCGAGAATCATCTCCTCGCCGTAGACCTTGCCGTTGCCACCCTCGCGGGACTTGCAACGAACCTTGACCGGGACTTCTTCAGTACCGAGAAGTTCCTCGATCTGCTGAAGACCAGACCCCATGGTGGCGACATCGCCAAGCACGACGGTGAGCGTCTGCTTCATCCGCTTGAGGGCGATGTCCACACGAATCTGACCGCCGTCAGTCTTCAGTCCGGCCTTGCCACAGTCGGGGAAGATCATGGGGCCACCTTCGAAAGCACGGGGGTTGTCGGGCTGGTCGTCGTCCTGAAGAAGACGATAGTGGAACTTGATGAGAGTACCGTCGTGGGTGGTGCCATCCTTCTCCTTGAAGGGGCAGTCAACCTGAACGATGCTGGTCATCAAGCACTCGTAGGTTCCGTCTTCCGGGAACCAGTCGTTGTAGCCCTGACTGACTTCGGTCTCGCTGAAGTCGGACTCGAAGTTGTCAAAGACGGCTCGCTTAATACTCATTGCTCTGTTTCCTTATTTGCGTTATCGAACGCGGACTCGAATGAACCCCACGGATCAACAGGATCCAAGGGAATGTTTGGCATACGGTGAGTGGTACGGGTACGAATGATACGGGAGAAGCGTGCATCATCAAACGCCAACTTGCGGTCGTAGATGATCTGCTCCTTGGGAATCTTCCGCTCGATTTCCTTTGTGCCAGATTTCACAATCTTCTTCTCCATCACGGTGGTGGAGCGTCGATCGCAGCACACTGGAGCAATCATCTCAACTGCTGGAGTCAGGCGACGGACCATGCCTGCTGAGAGATTAAGGGTGAGTTCTTCTTGCTTGGCTCCATCGTCGGAGATCTGCAAGAACTCACGGCTGAGATGTGCAATGAACCACACACCGTAGCCCACTTGGCGAAGATCAAACGCGAACGACAGGATCTCGTCGAAGAGTTTGTCGTAAGCGGCTGGACCATGTGCCTGATCAAAGGAAGCCTTGCCCATCTTCTTGGCGATGTAAGGCTTGAGGAGTCGAACGCAGGGCGTGATAGTGTCGAGTACCACGCACTTGGGACGAAGTTCATCTGCCCTTGCCATGTCGATGAGTTGTTGCTTCTTCTCCAACACCTTCTCCCAAGCCAAGACGATATGCTTTTCGTCGATGTCGACTGGGAGTCCTTGCTCGTTCACACCCGGCCAGATAGTGGCACGACACTCTGGCGTCACGGTAGATGACAGATCAAGGTTGATGATGAAAGCATCGGGATTGGATTGGAACAGATAAGACTTGCCTGTGTTCTGTTCTCCAACCACCATGCCGAAGAGAGCGTTGAGCGGATACTTCATCCGCTGTCCTGAGAAACCGAGTTTGGTAAAGCCCATCGGTGTTCCTTCTACTAGGGTTGTATGGTTCATGCCTGATTGAACATATCGTTACGCCTCTGCTGGCTCTTAAACCTGTGGGGGGACACATCTTCGTTATCGAATGCGACTTCTTCTTCCGAGGCATCCGCCCCGGCCACCGCCGGGGGGGTTGCGTCGGGGTAAAGTCCCTTGATCTCTACCTTCTTCACAAAGGTGATACCCAGAATGCTGAGGTAACTTTCAAACTTGGCAGCAGACATGCTGACTCCTTCTTGTTCAATGAACTTCTTTCTGAAGTCTGCCTTGTTGTTGATGTCGCCTCGTGTCTGATACACCTTCTGCAACTTGGGCAGAATTACTGCCCTTGCAATGTCGTTCTCAAAATTGTCGTCACTCATTTTCGTTTCCTTTGTTTGTAGCCCGGTAGGGGCTTGTGCTTGGACTTGGTACGATCTTTGGGCGTACCACCCATTGTGATGGATTGTCGGGTTGCTTTGTTTTTCTTGCCTTTACTAAACATTCCGGGAGTGTCGGTAAGAGACTTGCTTTTCATTCCTCAAACTCCGACCCCGGCTCAGCAATGACATCGAACTCCACCTCCTCGGGGATAGGGTCATCCCGACGACGAAGCGTGAACCCTTCGCTTTGAATCAGCGAGGGCCAATCCCCTACAGGCGACAGCATGAAGGGGGAGTAGGTAGAGAACCTGCCCATGTGGGCGACCCGATCTGACATCGGGAAATTCTCTGGGTATGGGTTGCAGAGGGCGTAGTGTTGGACCAGCCTTACACGATCACGATACCGTTTGTTGATGGCGGGGTCAAGGACAAGAGACGCCTTTGTCATTGAAATGTTGACGGGTGGATCTTCTGACCACTCGGGGGCCTTGTCAATGTAGTCCCCCCGTGCGTGATACCACTGATTACATCTATCGAGGTAGTTGTCGAACCGTGGCTCGCCCTCGTAGATCTTGGTGTTGCGTGGCATGCCCTTGCGGGGTCCGGACTTCAACGGAGACATGTCGATCGTGAAGTCACGATCTTTCATACCGAACTCAATGCTGGGTTTACGAATGGCAAGGTGCATCATCCCGCCGAGGGTTGCGTCCTTGGGGATCTTGAATGCTTGCTGGATCTGTCCTGTCTTCAGCAACTCGTTGACGCTGAACATGTAGTGTTCACATTGAAACTCAATGGGCACACTTGCCAACCGCATCTTGGGAGAGATGGCGGTTGACTTGAGATCCACGATCCAGACGGTGTTGTCTTCCTTGTTGTATAGGAGGAGGTCAGGCTGACAGATGCACCGGATGGGCCGAGCCCGGTCGTCGGTCTTGATAGACGTGACTAGCCGGTACTCAGTACCCATCCGATGCCATCGTGGGTTGAGAAGTACATCCTCAAACGACTGGCCGTCCAAGCAGGGGAGGGCTCGTGCTGCTTCGTACCAAGCCAAAGAGGAACGCATGTCACGCTCCTCGCGTTCAAGAATCTTTCTCAACGCAGATCCCATCATGCCTGCGTCTTTACAACTTTCAGTAAGTTCTGAAAGTCTCTCACCCAATGCCTCTTCCATTCTCGTTCGTGCGTCAATGATTGATCGGTGGTAATGCTGGAACCTGAGGTGCATCCATGTGCCACGGTTCATTGCTTTGGACCACTTGACTGCTGGCACTACGCCGAGTCGCCGTGCCATGTAGTAGGCAAAGGGGTCAGACAGGCAAGTGCCGTAGTCACTAGAACGGAGGGGCGGAATGATCGCGTTGACCCCGTGTGCTTGGAGATGCTCGTAGGCTTCCCGACCCAATGTCTCCGGCCACGGATGGCTGGTAGGTATTGGTGGGGGGGTCTGATTGAAGTCCGCTTCTAAGGTCATGGATCTGCCTCATGAGTGCATGGAGATGTGTATCAAGTGCATCAACAGTTTCGGCCATGGTCTGAAGTTCAAGGCATAGTGCTTCCCTGTCTCCACGAATCGCCGCTTCCCACTGAGGATCAAAGTTGTCTTCAAGCATTTCCTTCTCCATCTTGGTTTCCCATTGCTTCTGGATCTTGTCCCAGTCCGGATTGTTCTTTGCTATCCAAGCCATTCTCTATCTTTCCTATAAGCATTGCCATGCACTCGTCTACAACGACTGGGTGCCAAATGGGTGAAATGTGATCGCCAATTGTGTAGTTAGACCTAGCCCATTGCCGGTACTCTTTCTTTTCTTCTTCGCTGAGTTCTTTGAAGAATGAATACGCCATGACTATCTCCTCATTTAGCGGTGAACGGGAACTCCAGAGTACGCTCTGTAATCCTCCAGTTGTTATCTCTTGCCAAGTCAATCTTGTTTTGGATGACACTGAAAGATACAAGTTCTTCGACATTGTTGAAGGTGCTATACCATCGTCGAGTCCTGTCGTCTTGCTTGAA